CCATTTACCCAGTACCATTGACCGTCTATAAGCTCCGCGTAAATGTGCTTTTCAGGCGGTTCGATATAGATAGTGTCGGGTTTATCGTGCATTTTTATCTCACTGCTGTTTGATGGGCCACCCTCAGCACGGTAGCGCTCAAAGTCACGATGGTCGTCACCGTGGTAAAAGGTCTGAGTGCTTCCATTGCGCATTCTTTGGGTGTACCCATCTAAGCGAGGGTCATTGATTAGTTGTGGATAGCTCATGCTGCCACCTGAACTTTAGCGGCGTCATGAGCGCGTTTAGCTGCGTCGTATTCACTGCCAAATATCTCAGTTGCATCTATAAGGCTAAGGCGGGTATTAAGATAAATAACGTCATCGTGAAGAAACAGTGAAAGAGGAGTGAATAGGCAGTTTCCCCAGTCAGTGCCGATAGCTTTGAGAAGTGGTTGGCGTGAAACTTCATCTGGGACCATGGCGTTATATTTAGTTCTGATAGCCTCTAGAGCCTCACGATCTGCTGCTTTCGGTTTACCGTGTTTAGGTGATGAAGCAAATGAACTCGATGCCTTAGGCTTTGACCATAAATGGTTGTTCTCAAGTTTGTTAAAGTTGTGGAAGTTGATACCTGCAAATGAAATACGTTCGACCTGATTGCTAAAAATAGGTTTCCCGCCGAAGTGAGCCGCTAATTTAGTTGCTTGCTCAATCAACTCCACTTTGCTTGCTTCAAATGACTTGAAAGCTTGCACTGCTTTTTCATTGGTAATTTTGTAGTAACTCATAATCGCTGCTCTCTTCGATTGCTAACCTATGTAAGTGGCCCATTCCATAATTTCTTTCTTGGTCTTGGGGTTAATGGCTTCTGTTGGCCTTCTATATCTAATTTCAATATCACGGCACTGTTCTTGTGCCTTGGTTAGTTCTGCGTATTGCTTAGCTAAACGTGGGGTCGATAAGCTGTGACTTAGCTTTTGTGCTTTCATTTTGGCAAACAGTTCATCACGGGTTTTCGCTAGCTTTTTTTGGTATTCATCAATAGTTAGCTCTCGTCTATTTGGATAAGTACCTGTGAATCTGCTGCATTTTTTATCTGCTGCTTTTTTAACTAATGTTTCGCTTACTCCGAATACAAAAAACATAGCTAAGCCCTCATTAACCGCGACGATTGATGTTGCTGGTGGATTGCAGTTAATCGCGTTTTGGTCACCATAAAACCTGACTTTAATCTTATTAGTCGGTTTCGATGTTCAGGAAAGTCACTGATCATCTGCTCCATTTCAGCTAGCTTCTTGTCGCACCATTCCAACGTTGCGGGTTGTTTACTCATGACCCACCTCTGCAGCAATGAGTTGTCTATTCTTCCAGTCGTTTATTCTGTTACTGATGTGTATTACTGGCTTTTCTTGCTGTTTTAATCTGAATAAAAGCACTTTATTCACGCAATTCACTCTCATACTGCTTATTTCATTTAACTGACCGGTGAACTCAATAAAGTTTATTTTGAACACCTCAGTGCATGTGTTGCTTTTTAAGTACTTCTCAAGCTCTGTTGCACGTTGGCGAACGGTAGGGCACTTCATTAGATTCGGCATTAATGCGAGGCGACACGCCATGCCAAGATTCATTATCAGTTTTGCTTCTGTTACTGATTTACTTTCTTGATAGTTAGTTTCCATACATTCCTCGCATTAAATGGTTAGTTAGAACAAATCGAATGGGATTAATTTGGCAATAAGTTGAATAATTAAGTCGATAAAATCGGGTTGCTGTGATTGCATAGCGAAACTCCATGCAGTTGAACTAAGTCGAACTATTCGGTTATTCCGAATAGCTCATTTTATTGGTTGCCGGTTACGTCATCCGGCGGCCTGAACCCGTCTCATGCCGCAATTTTGCCGATGATAACTGGTGCACAACTTTCAGGCGTTCGTGCTTCTTTACCAGTGGGCCCGTATTTATTAACCCTAACCAGATCCAAAGCTGGCTATCGACATGGATACTCGGGGCGCAGTCATAACCTGCGCTCATGGTTTAGCAAATGATTAACTTGGCATTGGCTTATCCTCTGTTTTTTGCCTGCTGATGCCGCAGGCTGGCTTTTCTATTGTTAAGGACGTAAAAAAGTACAAGCAACAAATAGCTGCAGTAGATAATTATCGAAAACAAATCAACCAAATTAGAAGGCTTAAGGCCGAAAACCAAAAAATTATCAAACAGCACAGTAGTAAAATACGTGGTATACAAAAAAAGATGGATTGAATACAACACCCACCCCGATATCCATTGATATTTAATTCGCATTAATTTCACCCTGTTTATTGCTTTGGTTTTATCGCTACCACTCGTGTTGAACACAAATGGCAGCTGTAAAACCTGTTCTTACCACTGCCGCCAGAACGTGGCGGGGTTGTTCGCGTTGCGGGTCATGCGCTCGGGGCGGGATCATGTCCCTTATCAGCCGCAGGGTTTATCCCTCGTTGGTTGCCTATCTGAGCAATCTGATACCCGGTCGCCGCAAGAGGCGTACAAGTCTATTTCAGCGAATTTCTGTCCTCCCTCGCTGGGTACTGGGAGTGACCTAGTACTGTCTTGGTGCCGTAATCAGTTACGGTACCAAGCAATGGTTAGTCGTTCATGGTTCTGATTGTTAAAGAGCGTGGCAATTTGCCGATAAACAAAATGTACATTACGTACACGTCACAGTCAATACAAAATGTACATATATTTTGTTCGTGCTAAATTTTTTACTACTATTTTGTAAAAGTAAGATGGCAATGAGTTAAAAGGGTATAAAGCGAAATGGATGTGTTTGTGGGTGCTAAAGAAGTGAGCGCTGATTATGTCAGTAAATTGCAGGCATAAAAAAACCGCCGAAGCGGTTTTAGTATGGTTGTCTATAAATCTATCTTAGTTGGAATGGTGTAACTTCTGGCAGGTGTAATTGTCTTGCAAATTTATAAATTGCTTGTTTGTCGGCAAATGGAACCACATTAACGCCTAATCTGTCAATTTCTCGCTCAACTTCTAGGTACACCGCTTTTAACTCGCCTTTATTTTTGGCGGGTTCTTCTACGGTAAATAGCATGTTTTGTGGTTGAACTGCGTTATTATTAAGTAAGCGCTTTACGCGACCGATCCATTTTTCGCCATGTTCCAATAAGCTAATTGGCTTGGTTTGGTCGAATGCAAGTGGTTTGATTACTTTGTAATAGCCATCAGCAGCAGCAACCAACGGCATATTGATTGCGGTGTTCAAATCACCGTGCAATTGCTTTTGCACATAACGTAGGCCATCTACATGCTTACGTAGCCCACTGCGTAGGCTTTTTACCATGACTTGTTCGCGATACTCTGGTGTAACAAAGTTTCGGCCAACGTAATAGTCGTATAGCTCATCAATCTGTTGCTCTGGGTTGTCGCAGAGAATCGCTGACATATTACCAAATCTGAAAATGCTTTCTCTGAACCTAGTTACTTCTTGGAATGCATTTAACAGGTTTTTACCTGTTCTGTGCTTGCATTCTTGTGTGATGCGTCTAAGTTCTTCATCAAAAAGATGTAAACCTTTTTGATAAACTCCACCGTCAAGATCGTTGAAAAAGTCTGTTACTCTTGCAAACCGTTTTGGTGCTAATCGAAATGCAGAATAACCAGTTTGCGGTGTAAACAGTAGAATGCCTACATTAGCAAATTCCTCAGTTTCAAGGAACGGCATAAAGCGAATGATAGAGTAGTGACATAGCTGTTTCATTTTATCCCCTCCCAAAATTGATTATGTTCATAAGATAACAATCTTACCTTGATGTTTGCCATGAAGCTAGATTTTGCATTTTCATTATCGAACCATTCTGATGGGATTTGTTCGGTAATGCGTTGCCAATTACCCATTATTACAGCAAATCTATCACTGTACATAGGTTTATCATCAATTCTTATTTGCTCACTATTCCATATAGTTGATGCAAGGTGCAGCTCTTTATGAGCCTCAACTGAGAATTGTTCATCAAAAGCTAAGTTATGGTCGAAAACAACAAGTGAAGATTGGCTTATATCGTAAAAGGCATTGGGGTTTCCACCATACTTAGTTAGGCTTCTATCGGGGTTGTTAATCCAATAATCAAAAACATAAAGGTCTAACATAACTTGTTTATCTATTCTGTCAATTTGAGTAAATAGTATTTCGGTGAGATTTTCGACAAGCTTTGATCCAAAACACCATTCGATATCAAGCCCTGGGTAAACACCGCTGTCAATTATCTCTTGGGGTACGCGAATAAGTGCGAAGTCAGGTATGGGCAAGCCAAACTCTTTACATAAGAAAGCACAAACTAATTCAATCGCAAGCTGTTGTCTGGTGGTGTTAGATCCTTTTACCACATACTTAGCACCATCACAGCAACCACATATGTAAGGTTGAGTAAATCCTTGTTCCATACGCCTAATAACTTGGTTAATTTCCGTAATCATGGCTGCTCTTCAATTAACTCCATAAATTCATCTTCATCAAGAATTTGAATATCTACACCTTCATCGATAAGTGCCTCAGCTTTTATCTGTTTATTTGATATGCCAGTTGGGCCAACTAGGTTTTCATTTTGTTCGCCAACGACTAGGTAGTCTGTCTTTTTCGAAACCCCAGATTTTATTTCAAGCCCAATTTCTGCCGCTGCCTCAAATGCCTCTGCGCGGCTTATAGATAATTCGCCAGTAAAAACGATGGTTTGTCCATATAGATCACCAAGCTCATTAGCAGGATAGTTTTTATGGCTGACTTGATTTGGGTTGGCGCGTTTTACGGAAGTTTCATTAATATGGCCTAGCGTAGTTGCAGCACACATAAATACACGACCAGCTGCAATAGCATCTGCCTTAGCACGATGTGCACCATTAAGAGGGACTTTACAATACTCAGCAACAGTGGCTAATTTGTAATTGTGCAGGTCAAAGGCAAGCTTGGATAAGTTCATCGCGCAGTGAAATGGGTTATTAATGGCAATACCAACATTAGAAAATTCATGCTGTACAAAGCTTTTATCAAATTGTGCGTTATACGCCACCATTGGCAAATCACCAATAAACTCTTTTAGATCATTGGCGATGTCGGCAAAGCTTTCTTTATCTACCAACATTTGATTGGTAATGCCAGTGAGGTTAGTAATCAAACTCGATACTTTTATGCCTGGATTAATTAACTCTTCAAATACAAGATGATCATTTGAGAGCAGGTCAAATTTAATTGCAGCTACTTCGATAATTTTATCTGTCCCCGGTGTTAACCCCGTGGTTTCAACGTCAATTGCGATAAATTTTGTCGGTATATAAGGATGTTTTTTTAAAAAGTTTGCAGTCATTTCGTCCATTTTGGTTGCATCCATTTTTATTTATAGAAACCACTAGGTAATAGTGCCATGCTGCCAGATGGGTCAAGCGCAATCCGATAGGTTTTATGTTGTCCTTTTTTGATTGAGGTTTCTAACTGGCGGAGACTGCTATTTATACATAGGCCATTACCAGTAAGTTGCAGGCCAAGAAATATTTCACCTGCATTTACATTGAATGTAGCCTTTTCTGATACGTCTAAGGTCGCGGCTAACTCTTCATCAATAAAAACATTAATGTTGCAGGCGCTACCCAAAAAACCGCTATCCCTGATAATGGTAATGACTGCATTTCCATCGATATTATTTTTAATAAAAAACCGATCATCAGGTACTTGCTTGGCCGTTTCCACTGACACTTCCGATGTTGCGCATCCAGATAGCACACATAGCATTAGCGAAATAATGAGCAATTTCATAGAAATAATCCTTTATGACTAAAAATTCAAACTAGTTAGAAAATCTTAATTTTAGCATCCACTACAACACCAATAATTTTACAATTTCCATTAATCGGTAGTGTTGGATATACAGAATTAAGTGGTTTTAAATATTTTTGACCAGCATCTATAACTAATTTTTTAAATGTAGCCTCATTTACATCAATTAACTTTGCCACAACAAAAGAACCATTCTGGTAGTCCTTTTCTGTATCGATCAAGATAAGTGTATCTTCTGGGAAGCTTATTCCAGAAGGTGATGTCATTGAATCTCCCTGAACTCTAAGCCAGAAGCATTTTTCGCTTGTTCGCTCTGTTGTTTCGTACCACTCGTCAGATGAAGATGGTAAGCATGATTCAACTGCCTCAGTCCAAACACCAGCTTGCACATTACTTATAACTGGGAATGATTTTTGATATGAAATAGTTGACCTTGCCTTTAATGTGTTTGATATAAGCTCATTGGGATACTCTAATGACCCATCAGAATATAAAGTTAAAGAGTCAAGACTAACAGCTTTAAGAATTCTTGCTATTTGACTAAGAGATGGTTCCCTTCTGTTATTTAACCAATGACCCATTCCGCCAGGAGTTACTTCTACTAACTCAGCAAGCTTTTCTTGGGTCATACCTAAATCTTTAATTCTGGCTTTAACCAGTTCAGTCCATTTCATTTTCATATCCAAAATGTACATTATGTACAAAAACAATCAACGAACATAATGTACATTTGTGTTGATAATAATATATACATAATGTACATTGTTTGTGGTCGTAAAATCAGAGGTTACTATGCAGCGGATTCGCTATATCAGAGAGAAGGCTGAAATCTCAGTTAAAGAACTCTCAAAAATTATAGGTACCGATGTGTCAACTTTTTATCACTATGAAAAAAGCAGAAGAACCCCTGACTTTAATCAGTGCTGGAAAATTGTAAACGCATTGAACTCCCTAGGAGCTAATTGCTCATTTTCTGATGTATTTCCTAATCCTTTGGAAACGTCAAATCTTGACCAGAAAAAAGCAATTGAATCAGCTCCCTCTCACAAAATTGACGTTTCTAGTCGTTGTTAAGAAGGATATACACACTGATGACAACTCGCACATTAAAGCGCAAAACCCTTTCATGTACTGATCCTCTCTATGCGGCCCATGCGCTGGGTCATGAGTTTGGTGTTGATAAGTTAGCTAACACGCTGTTTCAACAACCTGGTGTTATGTACAACAAATTAAACCCAGAGAACGACAGCAATCATTTGTACTTGCGTGATGCTGTTCACCTCACCGAGATTGCTAATGATGACCGGATATTAAGTGCGTGGTGTAGCCAGCGTGGCGGGGTATTTGTAAAGCTACCAGAGGCCGTTAATTGCGATGAAGAGTTAAGTGATCAGCTGCTTAAAATTAGTGAGCAAATGGGGATGGCGTTAGCTGAAATTAGAGCATCACGGGCTGATGGCGTGATTACTCATGATGAATTTGAATCTATTGGGCGTGAGTTAAGCAATACCGTTCGTGAGGTGTTGTCACTAAAGGCTGTAGTAAGCAGTCAAGTGCGTGAATTGCCAATATCTAAACCAGCGACTACCGCAAAACTAAATACCGCGAAATTCAACAACGCCATTGATTCAGATGGTCCGGTCAAGGTGAGCGCATGAGTGATGCCGTCGATGATGCTGCTAAAGAAGCCTATCTTCATTTTACCGCCGCATTAGAAGTGCGTAAGCCTGTATTGCCATTTAATGGTTTTTGTCACTACTGCATTGAGCCTGTTGGGCCTAATAGTCATTTTTGTGATGCCGATTGCCGTCATGACCATGAACGATTAGTGATAAACGGCAAACTGCGATGACCAACTCAAATCACTTAACTGATAAGTATTCAACCGTAAGTTGGCTATTCGATCTTATTGGCGGGTGTGCTGGGCTGTTGATAGTCGGATTGGTGACTTCAATTGGTTTAGCATTTTATTTGAGCAAGGCATTCAGTTTTAGCAAGGAGAGTGATGATGAGTAAGGTAACTGGAGTTGATTGGCAGTTTGATCAATCTGAAATCCACACTGAATCGCCAGAAGAAAAAGAAGCATTTGACCGTATATCGCGTGAGCAGCAAATAGATGCAATAGCCGCGGTGGTGAGGACGTGCCCCACAACCAGTTCAACTGGTATTGCAGTTCTGTTAGTTGAGGCGGGATGTTCAATCGATTTATTAAGTATACAAAATAAGAAAGCCCACTAGAGCTGTGGAGGCCGTGGGCTTAATACCGGAGAGGTTTAATGATGTTACAAAAAACAGCTGATTGCGTCAATAGCGATGTGAATAGCAATGTTGTGCCGTTTAGGCCAGTTGCTGATAGTAATAATGAGTGTGAGCGGGGTGTCGTTGTGAAAGCAGACTTGGATGATGGTTATTTACGACTGTCTAACACGCTGGTGGACAAGCTCTGCATGACAAAATTGAGCGATAGAGAAAGCCGTGTATTGTTATCAGTGATACGCAGAACCTATGGCTTTGGTAAAGCGCTTGATTGGATATCGTATAGCCAGATTGAAGAGATGACCGGCATTGATGCAAACAATATTTCTCGTATTGCTGGTGGCCTTTTAAAGCGTAATATTTTAATTAAAGAGGGCAAAAAGTTAGGCATTAATAACATTGTGTCAGAGTGGGAAGGTAAACCTGAACTCACTAAAAAGCCTAAACTCGCTAACATATCCGACCTGTCTAAACAGACAGTAAAACCTGTCAATTTGAACAATGGCACTGTCAGTTTAGACAGTAAAACCTGTCAATCTAGACCCCCACAAAAGAAAGACAATACTACAAAAGAAAGACAAAAAGATATTTGTGCTAAATCGTCGTTTAATGACTTTTTTAAAGCGTATCCCATTCACCGCAAGGGTGGGTCTGATTCAGCCGCTTGGACTGCATGGAAATCTGAAAAACTAACTGATCAAGATTGTAAAACCGCTATTGAGTGGTTAGCCCAAGCAGCACAACGTGACCCAAGATGGGGCGTTAATGCTTCAGGTCAATTCGTACTCGGTGTCACTAAGTTTATTAGAACTAAAACATGGCTGACGCCACTTCCTCAAGTTGTTAATCGACAAGCTAACCCTTTGCACACTCCTGCACATAGTGTTGATCACAATCCATACGCTGACTTTGCTAACGATTTTAATACGGAGCTATGAACATGAATTCGATGCCTTCAGTGTCAACTGAGCTACACCGTTTATTAAAAAAAATGGGCTGCCCAGAAAATGTTAAACCGTTTGATCGCGAGCTTATTGCTGCTGAGAAACGTCAGTCTGAGATTGCTTCTGCTGCTGCTCACCAGCAACGTGTCATTGAAAAGTTGATGGGTTCTAGTGGGTTGAATACTCATTTTTTAGAATGCTCGTTTGATAGTTATGTGATTGAAAATGATGAACAGCGCCGAGTCGTTGATATCGCCAAGCGTTATGTTGATAAGTTTGATGAGTTATTGGCAACCGGAAAAGGCTTTTTGTTTTTGGGTACGCCAGGCACGGGCAAAAATCATTTAGCCAGCGCGATGGCCAATGCGCTAATGCGCAAACGTTACTCTGTGGTGTTGATCAGCGTTATGGATTTGTTTGCCCGGTTGCGTATGTCTTACAGCGATAAATCGTTAACCGAGGAAAAGCTGATTGCTGAATTTATGAAACCCCAGCTACTGGTAATTGATGAGCTTGGCTTACAACGTGGTAGCGCCGATGAAGTGCTTTGGTTAACGCGGATTATCGATAAACGCTTATACGGTCGTAGACCAACAGGGTTTATTACCAACCTAAACCAAAAGGCGTTGCACGAGCTGCTCGGTGAACGTGGTTACCAACGTGTTCAAGATGCGGTGAGTGTTGCAGTGCCATTCAACTGGCCTAGTTACAGGGGGCGTAAAAAGAATGGCGCTTAAACAACTCAGCGAAAATTACCCTGATTTTTACAGTGGGATTAAAGAAGTTAAATCGCCTACACCAAAAAAAGAACCGCATAGGTTAGAGCGCAAGGATTACCCGTTGTTTTGGAGTGGTAAGAAAAATGCCGAAGGCAAAACAGATATTGTTTGGATATTAAAGAAAATGCGGGTGATCCCCGCATCGATGAAGCATCAAGTTTCAGAAAAGTATGAGTCATTATTTTTAAGCGACAAAGTGAATGGTAGAAAATTAGCCAACACGTATTTACATGATATAGCCAATAAGTTCAGGGGTGTTTAGTTTATGAAAATAGGTATAGACCCTGATTTGACGAAAAGTGGTGTGGCCTTAGTGGTTAATGGAAAAATTGAATTTCTTAAGAGTCTTGGTTTTGGTGAATTGATTGTTTATGTGGTGGGTTTAGATAATCAGCAAGGCTTGGTGACGGTACTACTTGAGGATGTGGATAACAAAAAGCCTGTTTTCCCTAAGCGGCTCAAGCAGGCTAATAAGGGACAAAGCCCATTGTTGCAGTTTGTTGGCCACGCACCCAGCCAAAGCGGGTCCGCGGCGAAAGTGAATATGAGCATTGCAGAAGACCTGGGCAAAGTGAAAGCCACTGCCAGATTAATAAAAGAACTGCTAGAAGATAATGGTGTAACGGTAAAGCTGGTTAAACCACTGCGTGGGCCTATAAAAGCAGCCAAAAAGAATAGTGCCTATTTTAATAAGATAACAGGTTGGACTGGGCGCAGTAATGAAGATACCCGTGATGCAGCATTGATTGCATTGTTCGGCTAGTTATCTGTTATTTCAACGCTAAAGCTTTTGCTTAATAAGGATTTTTAGATGGTATCAATTGAGCGGTTATTTTGTTTGATTTCACCTAAGTCGCTCGATATCGCGGCCGTTATGGGTGGTTTTGGTGTGTTTAGTAAAGATGACGCAATAGGGGTTATTGCTATGATCCAAGGTAAATTTCCGATTGGTGCCAGAGTATTAGAAACCAGAGTTAATGATGATATCGATATGAAAAACACTCTGATTTCAGCATTGTCAGCAAGGTTTGTTACTGAAAACTTAAAGCCAAAAGCGGCTAATGCCTTGGCGTTGATGGTTATTGCTGAAGTATGTAATTCAAGAACCTGCAAAGCGTGTAATGGCACTGGGTACCGATTACCTCGTCGTTATGATGCGTACAGTGGGTGCCCTAATTGTGCAGGCACCGGTGTGAGATTAAACACGACAAATAATTTAGCCGGTACGTTTTCGTCAATGGTGAATGTTTTGGTTACCCAGGAGCAATTTAGCAAAGTGTTTTATGATCTATATATGGATGCTGTTGATGATTTGTATAACCAAGTGAATGCCGCTGAGCGCTATGGGTACCAAATACTGAACATTATTAAAAATGAGCATTTTGGAGTCGCTAGTAATGATTAATACTGTTAAGGACCTTGTTGTTCGACTTAACGTAGAGGCTGAGCAGCTTGAGTCTATTGGCTGTCATGAGGCTGCTTGTGGGGTGCATTCATCGATTAGAGTTATTCAGGATGAGCTTGATGATCATAGTGCTATTGGCAACGCCGATAGTCATAGAATTGAACCGCTAGAGCGATTAAATACTAGATTAATAAACGCTCTGGCTCGTCAGTCAACAGCCATGCAACGGTTTAATCATTACTGCAAAGAGGGCATTTTATCTACATCACAATTTCACCAACTGGTGCAAAGTAACAAAGCCATTAAAATAAAAATAAGGCTTTTACCACGTTGCCAGGTATGTAATGGGGCGGGTAATACTAAGCCGCTGTTTTATGTTTATGAATGTGACTCTTGCGGCGGTACCGGTATTAATTTAGCCAATACCACAGAGCTAGTACACTTACAGCAAGCCATTATTCATGGGGAGTTCGATTTGATTGAAAAGCTAGTTGCTGCTCTGTTTAAATGTGGATTAGCCGATGCAGATAGAGCTGCTCTATCCGTTGCAAACTTTTACGACAATAGTGCCAATAACCTAAGGTTAGATTGATGACAGTTGCCACAATCCAATTTACCGACTCAGCAATAAAACGGGCGCTGGCTGATAAGTCTGTCACTGAATTAAGGGACCCACGCTTTCCGCTTAGGCTTCGTTTATCTCGTTTGCATAATCGAGGAAGCTGGCACTTAGTGACGTATAAAGATGGTAAGGACAGGTGGGAGAAGGTTGCGAGTTGGCCGCTTGTTGGTGCTAAAGTGATACTGGATGGATTGCCATCAATGAGTATTCAGCATAGACAGGACAATAATATAAAAGTAAATAACTGGCTCAGTTGTAGCGGTTTGTTGCAGTGGTATTTAACTCGATCGCAATCTGATACCAGCTTGTCTATTAAACGAAAGCGTAATATCAAATGCGCTATTAGTAAGCATTTATTACCTGTGCTTGGCGATGTACTGTTAAGTGAGTTAAACCACCATAAAGTTGATGAGCTATTAATCTGGCCACTGCAGTCGCGATACGCCATCGGCAGCGTTCGTCAGTACTACGCAATTTTACGTAAGGCATTTAAGCAGGCGACGGTACTTAAGCTGATAAGTGATGATCCATTATCATCATTGAGTTTTACTGATTTTATCTCAACCCCAATAGCAACTAAACCACCTAAGTTACAGGCGACTGATTTATTGCCGCTGCTGACGAACATTGGCAATGCTAAAGACGACGCTGCAGTGCTGATATTTATCATGTTGGCCTATGGCACTCGTATTGGTGAGACCAGATTATTAAAGTGGGCGTATTACGATGAGGCAAATACCAAACTGGTTATTCCAGCAGATATTACTAAGACTCAAGCCCAGTTAACTATCCCTATTACTCCTTTGATGGCTTCTGTATTGAATTGGCATAAGCGTAATCAATTAGCTGATGGGTATCGCGGTGTGTATTTGTTTCCCCATAAATATCGTGCCGGCGGGTTGGATGAACGTTCGGCTAATAGCATGGTAAAACAAGTTAGTGATGGTGAATGGACTGCTCATGATTTGCGTAAGCTTGCCAGGTCGTGTTGGGCTGACTTAGGCATTGATTATATGGTAGCAGAGCAGATGTTAAACCACTCTATGACCAAGTTAGACCAAGCCTATATTCACACTTACTTAGCCGACCAGAAGAGGGCCGCTATTGAGCTCTGGCATAGTCATTTAATGGAAGTATTTAATCCTTTCGTTTGTCGATTTAATCAAGACAGTACCGAGACAGGAAATAATTTATAAACAGTCTAAACTCAATCTGGGCGGTAGTTACAGGTGAGTTTATGCATCTTCACAAAGGGAAGATATTTAATGAGTAATAAACCATATTTTTTGTTTGGCGACATAGAGACTGGCGGCTTAAATGGTCGCTTGGATAATGGTCAGTTAGGGATGGAATATTATCCTATTTTTGAATTAGCACTTGTTGTTACCGATAGGGATCTCAACCAGGTAGGTAGCGCTCTAAGAGTAGTGGTTCATCAAAGTGAAGACATGATCAATCGTTCGCATCAATGGGCCATAGATACACATGCTAAAAGCGGCTTGCTTGATGAGGTTAGATTAGGTGCATACTCATTGGCAGAATGTGAGCAGCAGATATTAGATCACTTAAATAAGATGGGTATTGAACCCTATGACCGAGATACTAAAGAGGGCGTTATCTTCGCCGGCAATTCAATCATGTTCGACCGGTCATACATAATGTGTCAAATGCCAGGCTTACATGAGTTTATGCACTATCGTCAGTTAGATATTTCGGCTATTGCACTCGCGGCTAGAGTATGGGCGCCTGAACTGGAGAAGAAAGCGTTAAGCATGAAGCAATACAAGCATGAAGCGCTGGCTGATATTCGAGAATCGATTGCAGAGCTTAAGTGCTATAAAGATGCGGTGTTTGTTGGCAAAGAATAGATGATAGCGACAAACATAGGAGGCCCTATTAGCGGTAATGTAGATATAAATAAGCAGGCGTTCTTTAATACCGCAGACCAATTGCAATCAAGTGGTCGTGTGGTGTTGCATTCTGCTGGCTTACCAATTGCGTAACTGAACCGCAGTACATGGATATTTGCTTCGCCATAATCCGCCTGTAATGAGATAGTGATGTTATCAGGTTGGCGTAAATCAGCTGGCGCTAAGGCCTAGTATGATTATGCCAAGAATAATAGGGTAAAATTATTGTTCAAACTGAATAATTAAGATATATTTTAGATATACATACTATGGTTCGTTTTTAGTGATAGATATAATTAAATCGTTTACGAAAGGTTTAATTTTTTTTGTACCATATAATCAATAGCTTATGATTGTCGTGATTGTTGGCTATACTTTAAGTTATCCAATAGACATTTTACTTAATAGTATATTTTACATAAAGCTGATGAGTACTTTTAAATACAGTTAGTTAAATATGTTAGTTTGTATGTGCATACTTAATAAAATGATAATATGGATTTATGAAGGTTATGCTTGCCTATGATCCATACGCTGGTACAATGCCGAAATTTTCTTGGGTCAAGTTTATGCGCAAGCCAATAGAAGGGATTTCTGAAGAGTCAACGGAGTTTTTGACATGCATTATTTTGCATATGCTAGTTCCTTTGTTACCTTTGATTATCGAATCATGGAAAATGAAGGGGGATGCTTCGGAGGCTACTCTGGCAATTACTGCATCGATGTACTCAATATCAATAGGTCTTTCATCTAGGAATAAGGGGGTTTTTTCTTTATGCCTTTTTATCAGCTTCCTGTTTTCAATGGCTTTTGGTTTAAGCGTTGGAGCTCCAGCATCAGGTATTTTGCCTCTGCTAAAAATTAGTGCTCTAATTACGATTGTGTTGGTTTTTATCATACATTCATGCGAAAGGTATAATATCCATGTTGTTGAATGCGCGCCTTTCTGGAATTTTAAAAGGAGTGATGGTTAATGGAAATAATTAGCTTGTTACCAACAATTTTAGCTTTTACTGGAGTGGCATTTGCCGCTTTCGCAGCATTTAAGGCTATCGAAAGCTTGAAGTATCGATTATATATTGAGAAAAAGCTGGCGCACAAATTAGCAATCTCATTAGCAAAGAGAAAAATTGATTCAAAAATTTCAGTTCGATTAAATAAGATTACAATCGAAGGAAAATGCACTAATAAGCAAATCGATTTATTTAAAAAAGAAATCGATAGCGCATTAAAAGAAGCCATTCAAGAGCTTGTCGATTCTGAACGCTCGCTCGTTCTTCAATCTATCGAGCAGCCATCCAAGAAAGGACAGTTTAATTACCTTAAAAAGTTAGTGGAAACTTCATTAGACGAGCTCCAACATAAGCAGGCTTGATATATTTCGTTTATAATGGCATTAAAACATTGATAATAAAAAAGAATAGAATAGTACGGCATGATGTGCCGATGTGGTTACTTTGCACAGGCTATTGTGTAGATAAAGATTAATAAAAAGCTACCAGTAAGGTGGCTTTTTTATTTTTTGTAGCCAAGAAACTACAAAAGTTAGTATTGCTAATATTTATTATGAATTTCATGCGTTGTAATATGGTGATATTTAAGCGTAATAAAACACTATTAAGTCATTGTAATAATTATTAATTATACTTATTCAAGACATCGAAAGTAATTCCTGCATTGATGTAAACACATTAGAACATTAACTTACATTATGGTCGTCATACTTTGTTATTGGCTGCTCATGGAATATACCTGCAGTGGGCAATGCGCCGTGAGTTATTGACACCCCATTACACAACCAAGTAGGGTAGTTTGCCGAAGATAAAATGCTGGAGTCAGTATCTTTATTTAAAAATCATAATCAAAGGAGTGAACCAATGCCAGTCAAGATAAATATGAAGGGATTAGATAAGCTGAAAAAGAAATTTGAAGATTTACATGGGCAGCATAAAATAGGTTTAAGTGAGACCCTGACACCAGAATTTCTTACCGAGTGCTCTGATTTCTATGATATTAATCAATTTTTTAATGCGAGTGGTTTTAAGGTTGAAAGCCCAGAAGATTTTAAAGCGATACCCGATAATGAATGGGAAGAGTTTATTGTCAATAACACAACTTTTGAATCATGGGAGGCTATGCAAAAGGCTGCACTAGATAAACATGTGAAATCAAAAATATTTAACGCTTTAAACGTGAGATAAATAGATACTCACATCGATTGACCTAGCCTGCATCTTTTTTATATCGTTCTATAATAATGCAGATTAAAGCATCTAAAGCCACCTTAATTGTGGTTTTTGTGTTTTCAATGCATAGATTTATACTCAATCAGGTTGGGTTTAGTAGCAGGATTTACGGTGGATAATGAAACTAAGCCGCATTAAATGCCTTCTTTTGTTATGCGAAGAAGATAGGTTTGGTGATACAGGACATGCCCTTTAATTGGTAACACCCGAATTAACCTCAAAATCTGCAATCAACTCTTATACTCACTTCTATCGGCAAGACATTACCTAGATGATGTTTATGGGTAACTTAATCTATAATATTGTTATTAATAATGTTTTAGCTACTTCGTGAATCTTCCAAACAGGAAGATATTTAATGAGTAAAACCAAACTATTCAAAATCATCGGTTACGTGTTTAGGCCAAAGCGTTTCAGAGCTTAAGTATTATCTAGCAAGATTTTGATTGAGAAATTTTGTTTTTAACCATAGTCTATTGTTGCACGAAGCCGCTGCGCGGAGCAAAATGATGCTTCAATAGATTGAACTACAGGTATTGAATTAGCTAAACTTAAAAAAGATGTAATGGAACACCACAATGACAAGGGATTTCAATGAAATACGTGCAAGTCAAGCCATATAAACAGTTCAAAACTGCTCTACAGCCCAGAGCCAGCATCAAGAAAAGCAAATTCTTACTGCATAAAGCGTACCAATTAACCTAGACTCGGCATCGGCCAAGTCCAACAAGCAGTTTGTGCCATGCAAACAGCGCAAAGCATAAATACTAAAACGTTATGCAATTATCAATATCGAGCATCTAAATGGACAAAGGTAAATACCAAACATATATAAACAATTTTCGACGGAGGCTTACACCTTCGCTGAAGCCTGGTGTAGGTCTTTCATGCAATGTATTTCCATCAAACGATGGCGGCGCAATATTAGAGTTCAGCATAGGTAATGCCTCCGAGAATGATGATGATTACAAGGCGATTAGTGAAAGTCTTGGAGCAGCCTTGTCAAATATCAAACAGCGTATGTTTGGTGGTAATTTGGAAGGGTTTAATTTTGGTGGCACAAATACGATCCTTGAAGACAATCGGATAATTTATATTAAGGAGTCAAATCCAAAAGAATGGAGTGATTCTGCAGCGCTAAAAGATGTGATGGCCCTTGTCTCTAATTCTCAGAGGGCCGAGAAATGAAAATCGGATCTGTAGAGGGAACACCAGAAGAAGTTAGAAACCTATTTGAAAATCATGGGCTCGATTTATCCGCGTACATCGAGAAGCCAGATGGGCCTATTCATAAAGTTTGGATAATCATTCCGGCAGCGTGCCTTGTTGCATGCTTTGGAGTTTTGTCTTTTATTGCTACGCTGCCTTCCAGTGGTAAGGTTTTTATATTTCTTTTAGGATTTTCATCTAGTGTATGGCTTGGTGTCTGCATACATATTCGTTTTAAAAGTGCGTGGGGGGCAGGCGCCATAATGCTTGCTGGGCTGCTAATAATGCTGGTCGCTTTAGGTGTTCTTACTCCTTCTGAGTTATTAGAGCATTATAAGGCAGCTCAAGATGCAAATGCATAACAAAAAGTCGCCAACTTACCTACGTCGGTGAACTTAGCGTTGAACTAAGCCGCTGCGCGGAGCCTAAAGAGGCTTCAACTTAGAATTTAATCTTTATTGAATCAGCCGAGCTTAAAAATGTATGATAGAAAAAAACATGAAAAGGAATTTCAATGAAACATGTACAAATTAAGCCACATAATCAGTTCAAAACTGCTCTACAGCCCAGAGCTAGCATCAAAAAACGAAAATCCCCTTAGCATAAAACGTACCAATTAATCTGGACTCGGCATAGGCCAAGTCCAACAAGCGGTTTGTGTCATGTAAACGGCGCAACGCACAAATACTAAAACGTTATACATTTAGGAGAGTTCAATGGCTGATAGTAAATGGCCTCATATCGTATCTTTAATTAGTGTTATTGGAGCCTCTTCAACGGCACTTTACACAACATACTCGAATAACTCAGTGTCTGTGGAATTGGAAGAGTTAAAAAATAATTACGCACAGGAAACACAAACTAGAAAAGAAAATTTCAGTGCAATCCAAAGTCGATGTAATTCTATCAGTTTGGCTGCTACAAATTTAGCTAAAGCTAGATCTGAAGCATATATAAACCATGATTTGGATCAAAGAAGTTCTATTCAAGCTTCTTTATGGGCTGCCGCTACGTTGTTGTCACCAGATAATAAGACTCTTTTCTTGAATCGTGTAAATAAAGGTGTATCTAAAGATGATACATATGAAATGGGGCAAGAATTAGAATTGATCACAATTGCTTTAAAAGGTTTAGCGTTAGATTCGAAAGATTGTTACCCAGAATAAATATATAACAAGTTGCTTAAACCGAAAATTAATAGTTGGTCATCGCTTCGCGATTATAGCCAACCATTAATTTCGCTTAGTAAGGCGTTGAGGTTATAGAATTATTCAGAAATGAAATTTACACAAAAAACTTAAGCGCTGTGATTTCATAAATTGTAGTTTTCATCGCTATATTGGGTCAAAACCCTTATAGACATATTATTTTCGGCCTTATGTATAACAATTTTACTGCTGTTTTTTTTCGAAATAGAAATTCTACAGTCTCGTTAGCTACTTGGAGTCGAACTATGGATAGGTTTATATCATCAATAAGAAAATCGATAGAGGATGAAAATTGGTTTTCAGCTTTATTTTTAACATTAGCTTTAACTGATATCTGTGGTGCGTTAGAAAAGCCTCCGACAGGGAAGCTGGGTGCAGGGCAACCGCATGAGTGCTCTCTTTTTGAGCAGTATGTTTAAACTACATACTTGAACTGCGTTCAAGCATACTAATCTTGGTTGGTTCGCTTTATGTCGAGCTCATTTAACAAACAATTAGTGCTCAAAAAATGTTCGCGATCTCACCCTGCTATCTGACGTACCAAGTAGATGAATTTGTTGATTGATTTAAATTTAACTCTAAAAGCAGTGAAATAAATTAGGCTCGCCTATTGATTGCCGAGAAGCTCATATGTGTTAGCATTACTTTACTTTGTTGTTTAGTAAAGTGGAGTAAGGCACTAATTCGGCACTGTGTATCCAGCCTTCATGCAATGAATAAATACTATATTTAGTATGGTATACGATTTCAACTACAGGGTTTGAAGGATCTTTTTGTTTACGAACAGCCACAAGCGTAGGAGTTTTAATGACTTCACAGGTTTTGAACCTGCTATTAGATTTATTAGTATTATCAATTACAGTGGGATTGTATTTTCCGCCTCTTTCGAGAACCCAGTTATACGCTTCAACATAATCTTCTCTCGCTCTACATGAAAAAGCACCAGGGTTTAAAATATATGCTCCATTTGGATTGTTTTTCACATTTTGTCTATAATCTATAATCTATAATCTTGAAACTTGTTACAGTCATCCATAAGTCTAGCTCTATCAGATTCGCTGAAATTTCCACTGTTGGTTATTCTATTGGAAACAGCAGAAGAACAATCTGCGGATATAGCATTTGATGTAAATATTGTGAGTAAAAAAAGATTCGGCAAGCATTTCATTATATATTCCTACAATTTATGTGTTGCGCTGTTTGCAAGGCATAAATTGCTTGCAGGACTTGGCCGATGCCACATCCATATTAAACGGTATACTTTATGCTATAGGAATTTGCTTTTTTGCGGTAGTGGTACTTTATCTTTTCCCATTGACCGATTATTGCTTTTAACCTGATATACCCTAACTAACACGTAATGGGCCATAAATATCAACCCCAATCCGTTATTGGACAAATGAATGCCAAAAATTACCAATCTATATTATAAATGATCAAACTATAACCGATCGATAAATCACTTAAGTGATAAGTAATTATGCTTTATTTGGCCGTCACTATTTTTATTGATTGAATATATCAATTAGCATTGCATCGCCTTAATGTTTCGTCTATGATTTTCCCATGCTGTGAAAACTATGCTTATATGAAACCACCTTATCGGTGGTTTTTTGCTTTCTACAGTTCACTAATCAAGGCCGTCAGTGAAAAGAAGTTGCTCTTTCTTAATAAGATAACGGCATGACGCAGTTCGGTTTCGCGCCCCCGTTAATGAATCAATCAGCGATTGACTACTAAATACTTTCAAGCCTCAGCATCTGCTGAGGCTTTTTGTTTTCAACCTCAGCAAATATCGGGAGATGTGAACATGCGTAACAGAATCGCAGTCGCTGGGCTTAGCCTTTCAGCTGCTGCATTTATTACCCTTATTGCGTCAGAAGGTTTCTCTCCAACTGCGACTATCCCGGTTAAAGGTGATCGACCTACTGTTGGCTTTGGTTCTACTTATCACCCTGATGGTAGCCAAGTGAAGCTGGGTGAATCCATTACACCAGTCAGAGGGTTGCAGACAGCTCAGTCTCACATATCAGTTGATGAACAACGATTTCGGAATAGCTTATCTGGTGTTGAGTTAACCCAAGGGGAATATGATTTGTATATCGATTGGGTATATCAATACGGCATTGGCCGATGGATAGCATCACCCATGCGAACTCATTTGCATGATGGTGAATATGTCCAGGCATGTGATGCTTTATTGCTGCCTCAGTATCGAACCGTCGCTGGGTATGACTGCTCAACGCCAGGGAACAAAAGATGTTATGGCGTTTGGACTCGAGCACAAGACCGACATCAACGATGCATAGATTCACAAAGATAGTTATCACCCGTTAAACATCCAGCTCAACGCAATAGCAATCGATTACAGAAGGGTTTTAAATCTTGATATCAGCAATTAAATTATTCAATAAAACCCATAAAATCAATACCTTCGACTCCATTGTGGTGTTGCGATAGGGGGTAGGGCGGGTCGAAACCTTGGGGCTTTAATTTTCCTGACCGTTCGCTCCCATGTTTATACAGAACCGCGAAATGAGACCTTTTTTTCTGGGGCTAGGAGATGATCAAAATGTTCAGCACATTAAAGAATAAAATCATTACGTTAGTTATTGGTTTACTGATTGTCTCAATCATCGGTTTAATGGCGATTTTTGAAGTAAATCAGGGTCAAATAGCACTACTAAAGAGCGATTTGGCTATTTCAGAGCAATACAGGGAAGACTTGCAAAGGGATTTGACTTCTATCACAAATGAGTTGGAAGTCGCTGAATTAGAAAAGATTAAGTTGCGAGATAGTTTGACGTTACTGGCTAAGACATTTAGCGAACGCGAGTTAAATCGAGCTGAAATAAAAACGGATTTCGCCGTCAGCAATAAAAAGCTGCTACAGATTTTTGACGGGACAACTGATGAAAAAACCATTTCTTGGGGTACTGCTAATATCCCTATTGATATTAGTCGGGTGCTCGAGCATTCCGCCAAATGTGCGAACCGTTACCGTAACAAAGACAGTTTATGTGTTCCCTCCAGCAGAACTGATAAGCAAATGTTTAGTTCCGGAGTATTCCAGCCAAACAAACCAAGAACTTTCTAATTACACCAACTCACTAATTGAAGTTATATCACTCTGTGACCTTGATTGGGTCACGTTAGATAACTGGATCCGTGATCAGAAATCAAAGCTGTCTACCGAGTGATCGGAGGCAAAAATATGATTAACAAAACTATGACGACGCCAATTATGGATAAAACTGTTCAAACTGGGAGCTATATTGCTTCTATTTCGACTGCGATAGGCGGTTTCTTATCGTTAAGTAATATTGCGCTATTGCTCGGTATTGCATCAACAATAGCCCTCTTTATTGTTCAATACCGCCGAACTCAGTCATCAGAGATACGCGATCTTGAATATCATAAAGCTAGAATGGCTGCGTTAAAAGTCACATCTAAATCAGGGTGTAGTGATGAGTAAAATAGATGCCTTAATCGATGCGTTGAAAGCCCAAACGGAAGCTCTTAATCAGCAAACAACGGCTATTAGCCAATTGGTTAATAGTAATCTAGATATTATGGACCAACTTATGGCTGCTGATTCTGAACAAGCAGCAACCCCAAACTATTTAGATCAACCAGATGAACTATGAGTAAAGACATTAGCTGGCGTGATGACAAACGTAAGACGGCAGAGCGTGGATATGGTGGCAAATGGCAGAAGGCCAGAGAAACATTTTTAAAACGTAATCCACTTTGTTGCTTCTGTGAGCAAGAAAACAAAATTGTAGCCGCATCAGTAGTTGACCACATTAAACCGCATCAAGGCAATCAAGCCCTGTTTTGGGATACCGATAACTGGCAACCCCTTTGTAAACCTTGTCATGATAGCACTAAGAAAATAATGGAGAACCGAGGCGTTAGGCTGGGCGCTGATGAAAACGGCAAACCAACAGATCCTAATCATCATTGGAATAAATAAGCGAGGTTAAAGTGGCGGCTGGCAGAAAAGCTACACCCACCGCGCTCAAGCTAGTCACTGGTAACCCGGGCAAACGTGCACTTAATAAAAAAGAGCCCAAATTAGCGCCTGGTGTTCCTAGAATGCCATCTCATTTAAGCCCACGCGCAAAAGCAGCTTGGAAAAAGCTGACCAAACTACTTAAAGATATGGGCGTTCTTACCTTAGCCGATGGTATGGCACTTGAGCGTTTATGTGATGTCTACGCCGAAATTCTTGAATTAAGAGATGAAATCAAGAAAAACGGCAGAACATATCAAAGCGTAAAAATCATTGGTGAAAACGTCGATGAAGAAACTAAAGAGTTTACCCAAGTCGAGCAAATGTTAATGAAAGCGAATCCTGCAGTACAAATGCTAGCAGATGCCGATCGGCGCTTTAAAGGCTATCTCGTTGAATTTGGATTAACCCCTTCCGCAAGAAGCAAAGTACAGGTAACTGATGGTAGTAAGGAAAAAGAAGAAATCGACGAGTTCTTCGGATAAACATCAAGACCATGTTACACGCTGGGCAAAGGAAGTGGTATCGGGTGAGTTTTTAGCGGGACCAGACATTCGTAACGCCTGCAAACGGCACCTAAAAGATTTAGAAACAGGCCACGAACGTGGCCTTTATTTTGACTTAGAAGCAGCAAATCGCGCGATATCATTCTTTCCCAAAGTATTACGATTAAGTGGCGGTGATCACGAAGGTAAACCGTTTCAACTGCTCGACTGGCAAGCCTTTATCGTTGGATCGCTGTTTGGGTGGAAAGCTGATGATCACACTCGTCGTTTTCGTATGTGTTATGTCGAAAGCGGCAAAGGCTCCGGTAAATCACCGCTTGCAGCAGGTGTTGGATTATATGGGTTAGTCGCTGATAACGAAGCCTCGGCGGAGGTTTATGCCGCTGCGACCAAGAAAGACCAAGCTATGATTTTGTTTCGCGATGCGGTTTCAATGGTCAATCAATCGCCTCAATTAAGTTCAAGACTTAAAAAATCAGGTACTGGCCAAAGCGTTTGGAACCTAGCGTATATCGCTAAAAACTCATTCTTTAGACCGATTAGTTCAGATAACGGTCAGTCCGGTCCGCGGCCACACATGGCGCTGATTGATGAAGTTCACGAACATAAAAACAATAACGTTGTAGAAATGATGCGAGCCGGTACTAAAGGCCGCAAGCAAGCGCTGATCTTCATGATCACCAACTCAGGCCATGACCGTACCAGCGTTTGTTACTCATACCATGAATACGGTAAATCAATTTGTACCGGTACCAAAGAAGATGATTCCTTCTTCGCTTTTATCTGCTCGTTAGATGAAGGCGACGACCCCATTAATGATGAGAGCTGTTGGCCTAAGGCTAACCCATCACTTGGGCATACATTCAATCATAAATACTTGAGAGAGCAGGTTACCCAAGCTAAAGGCATGCCAGCCAAAGAAAGTATTGTTCGCCGGCTTAACTTTTGTCAGTGGGTTGATTCTGCGTCACCTTGGCTATCGTCAGATACATGGACAGACTGCGAAGATGACATCGATATTAACGAGCTCATCGGTGAAGAGTGTTACGGCGGCTTAGATTTATCGGGTACCAGGGATTTAACCGCACTAGGGCTTTACTTTCCACGGGTTAAAACCTTGCTAGTAGAGTTTTGGACACCAAAAGATACGCTTCTAGACCGCGAACGTACCGACAACGTGCCGTATTCATTATGGGAAAAACAAGGTTTTATCCATGCGCCACCAGGTCATGCAGTAGATTACAGCTTTGTTGCTGAGCGAATAGCCGATTTATCCGCACAGTTCGACATTAAATGCATTGGTTTCGACCAATACCGCATTAATTACCTCGAGCCTGTATTGGTTGAAGCAAACGTCTATATCCCACTGGTTAAACACGGGCAAGGTTACTACAAAGCATCTGAATCAAACCTGTGGATGCCGCGGTCAATCGAACTATTTGAAAAGCTGATCACCGATAAAGAAATCAAAATAAAAATCAATCCTTGTCTTAGGTGGAATGCAGCAAGCGCAGTGCTTGAAGCGGATGCCAAAGACAATCGAATATTCACCAAGAAAAAATCAACCGGTCGCATCGATGGTGTGGTTGCCGCTGCAATGGCAGTGGGAACCGCTTTAGAGTCTGAAGGCATTGATGACGATGAAGATTGGTTAGAAGCAATACGGGACCCAATTTACTAATGACCTTACCACTCACACTATTCATTTTATTAGCGCTTTCTGGTTCATTACTGGCCGTTGCTGGCGCTTACATATTATTTGGCCTTGGTTGGTCGTTAGTGGTGGCCTCGGTATTTTCATTTGCTGGCGCTTCATTTTTACGTAAAGGAATGACAGCGTGAAACCATCAAATTCACTAACAAGTATTATAGCCAAAGCCGCGAACCAGCCATTTGCATCAATAGACGGCTTTATGGGAACAACACTGCGCCTAACCGATGGTGATTTTTGGTCGCAGTTAATGGCCACATCAAAAAGCGGTAAAACAGTTAATGTTAATACCGCAATGCAGCTTGCTGCTGTGTGGGCATGCGTTAGACGTATATCAGAAACCGTTGCCATGTTGCCGCTCGGTTTGTACGAACGCCAAAAAGACGGTGGACGGATCCAAGTCCAAAGCAGCTTATCTAATGTACTAAGCCATCGCCCTAATGCCGACATGACATCAATGCAGTTTTGGGAAGCGGTTTTAGCATCGCTGCTATTGAAAGGTAATGCCTTTATCGAAATACATCGTTCAGGTAGCGACATTATTGCGCTCGATTTCTTAATGCCGAACAGAATGGATGTTGATTTAGCCGATAACGGCAGTTTGATCTACTGGTATACGCCCCGCAAAGGTAGAAAACGACAAATTTTTAAGCAAAATATGATGCACATTCCAGCATTCTCGCTAGATGGCTTAATGGGTTTATCCACTATTTCATACGGGGCCAATGTATTTGGTGGTGCAATGTCTGCTGAAGATGTTAGCGCTAATACCTTTAAAAATGGCATGACCAAGACAGTCGCATTCTCTGTAGACCGAATTCTAAAAAAAGAACAGCGTGACGAATTTCGTGAATATGTCAAAACCATCACTGGTGCCATGAACGCGGGAAAATCTCCCATATTGGAACAAGGAGTAAAGCCTGAACTCATTGGAATAAACCCTATTGATGCTCAATTACTTGAATCACGAAATCATAGCGTGGAAGAAATCTGCCGCTGGTTTTTAGTTGATCCATCACTGATTGGCGTTGGGGGTAAAGACAGTAACTGGGGCACAGGCTTAGAACAAAAGATGATCGGCTTTGTCACCCTGACACTATCGTCGTGGATACGTCGCATAGAGCAATCAATTTACATCAACTTGCTCACCCCAGCACAGCGCCAAAACCAATACGCCCAATACAATCTTGAAGCATTGCTTCGTGGTGATAGCGGATCGCGTGCTGAGTTCTACAGCAAAATGACACAAAACGGCATATACACCCGTGATGATTGTCGTGTTAAAGAAAACTTACCGCGTCGTGGTGGTAATGCCGATGTGCTAACCGTTCAAACAAACTTATCACCAATCGATCAGCTAGGTAGCCAATCAGAATCAGACAAAGCGCAATCTGCGTTAATGAACTGGCTTAACCAAGACAAAGACAAGCAGGAGTAAACCATGCCATTTCCAAAAAGTTTTACGCAGAGCGGAGTGCGCTGCGATATATCTCCGCGAGCGCAAGAACTGTGGAACCCAGCTATTCAAGCCGCTGTTGAAAACACTGAATCGACTATTACTGTTTACGGCATCATTGGCGAAGACTGGTACAGCGATGGTGTCACGTTAAAACGTATAGATGCCGCATTGCGCAGTATTGGCAACGATAACGATGTCACGGTTTATATCAACTCACCTGGCGGCGATATGTTCGAAGGTATTGCTATTTACAATCGCTTTCTTGAGCACAAAGGCAAAGTCACTACCAAAGTGCTCGGTCTGGCGGCTTCTGCTGCATCCGTTATTTATATGGCCGGAGCCGATGATGCGCGTTTTATTGCCAGTTCTGCTTTCCTGATGATCCACAACTGTTGGGTGTACACAGTAGGTAATCGCCATGCACTAAGAAACGTGGCAGATGATATGGAAGAGTTTGACGCTGCCATGGTTGATTTATATGTAGAAGGTAGCGACCAAAGTGAAAAAGCCATTACCAAAATGATGGATGAAGAAACCTTTATTCGTGGCAAAAAAGCCGTCGAGTTAGGTTTTGCATCAGGCACGTTATCTGCCGATGAAATTGGTGAGTCTACCGACAACGCTAATGCCAACTCACTTCGTAAAGTGGATGCGGCCATGGCCAAAGCAGGCGTTCCGCGCACTGAGCGACGTCAACTATTACAAGATTTAAAGTCCAGCACGCCGAGCGCTGTTGGCGGCATCAAGCCAGGTGCTGATGTGTCCGATACGCAAAACGCTGTCGCCCCTGATCTAAGCGCGTTAATTAACGCGTCAAAAACTATCTTAATTAACTAATTGGAGGCGACAATGCCAAACCCAAATTTTGAAAAGCAAGTTGAAGAGCTAGGCACTAATCTGACCAAGATTGGCGATCAAATTAAATCAGCAGCAGAAGAAACCAACAAGCAGATCAAGGCTTCAGGTGAAATGCATGCTGAAACCCGCGACAAAGTTGATAAGCTTTTATTAGAGCAAGGTGCTTTGCAATCTCGTTTGCAAGAAGCAGAACAAAAACTATTAAAAGGTCCTGAAAGTCGTGAAGAAGAGCACGAAATGTCAATTGGCGAGCGGGTAGCTAACGACAAAGAAATGGAAGGTGTTAATAGCTCATTCCGTGGTAGTCGTCGTGTTGGTATGCCACGTTCTGCTATTACCTCTGCAGGTGGTTCAGGTGGCGCATTAGTTCGACCAGATCGTATGGCTGGTATTGTGGCTGGCCCAGAGCGCCGCTTAACTATTCGTGACTTAATTGCACCTGGTGAAACAGAAAGTAACAGCGTTGAATATGTCAAAGAAACAGGCTTTACCAACAATGCTGCCCCTGTCCCAGAAAACACCGGTAAACCCTATTCAGACATCACTTTCGGTTTAGTCAACAATGCTGTTCGCACTATTGCGCATATGTTTAAAGGCAGTCGTCAAATATTAGACGATGCAAAACAATTACAGAGCTTTATCAACGCTCGTGCAAAATACGGGTTAATGCTTAAAGAAGAGTTACAACTACTTTATGGCAATAACACCGGTGCAAACTTACACGGCATTATCCCGCAGGCTAGTACTTACGTTAAGCCAACTGGTGCAAACGTCGATACCGAGCAGCATATTGACCGTATTCGCCTTGCATTATTGCAAGCTGCATTAGCTGAGTATGCGGCAGACGGTATTGTGCTCAACCCAATTGATTGGGCTGTTATTGAAATGCTTAAAGACAGTAATAAAAATTACTTAATCGGCAAGCCACAAGGCCAAACCTCACCAACGCTTTGGAACCGTCCAGTGGTTGAAACCCAGTCTATTGTTCAAAACGAGTTCTTAGTTGGGGCATTCCAAATGGGTGCACAAATTTATGACCGTATGGATATTGAAGTCTTAATCTCAACCGAGAACGACAAAGACTTTGAAAACAACATGGTCAGTATTCGTGCAGAAGAGCGATTAGCGTTAGCGGTATATCGTCCAGAAGCATTTGTAACGGGTGACTTTACCTTCGTGTAAGCGAATATGCTCAAAACAATCAAATCACTTAACTGATAAGTAAATCAATTAAAGGCTGACAATGTTCAGCCTTTATTGTTTTTTATAGGAGAACTCCCATGGCTATTGTTATGGCTATTGCACTTAAATCGTTTTATTTCGTAAAAGAAGTGAAAACAAAACAATCAAAACCATTTGAGGTTGAACAGCACAACTTCAATGAACTAAAAGCGCTTGGAATGGTAGATCATGCCCCAGACGATGAAGCTGCTTTAAAGGCTAAGGCTGACGAAGAGTCTGCGTTAAAGGCTAAAGCTGATGAAGAAGCAGCATTAAAGGCTAAGGCTGACGAAGAGTCTGCGTTAAAGGCTAAAGCTGATGAAGAAGCAGCATTAAAGGCTAATGCTGACGAAGAGGCTGCGTTAAAGGCTAAGGCTGATGAAGAAGCAGCATTAAAGGCTAAGGCTGATGAAGAAGCAGCATTAAAGGCTAAAGCTGATACCAGCAAAAAGACTAGAGCATAAAAAATAGTGAGTAGGAGTCATCAGTGGACCTAATAACATTAATCCAAGCAAAGCCGTACCTCGATGTCATTCATGATGAAGATGATGACAAGCTACAACTTTTGCTCGATGCCGCTGAAGATGAAGCCTGCCAATTCTTGGGAAGGGAATCCCTGTCTATTTTGGTTGTTGAAGCAACGGGCAAGCTGCCACCCAGCGTGACAATGGGAGTGATGATATTGCTACAAGCAAACTATCAAGCTGCTCCTGATGATGTGCCAAAACTGCGTCTTGCTGCAGAAATAAAATTAACGCCATATCGAATAGGTTGGGGTATTTAATGTTATCTCACCGACTACGCCATCGCATTCATATACAGCAGCCTGAAAAAATACAAGATCTACAATCAGGTGAAGAACTGGAAGGATGGCAAACGCTTTATATTGGCGTAAAGCCACTCAATAGCGTGCCAGCTGAAGTGTTAACTGGCACTGGTCGTGAATTTATAGCTGCTGATGCCAAACAATCCGAAACCACTGCAAGAATTAACATCCGCTGGTTTCCAGTCGATATCCGCCTATTTTATCAGTGCCGGATATTGTGGGATGGCAGGGTGTATGACATCCATTCAATTGAAACCGATTTAACAGGGCGCCAAGAGTGGCGACTCCGTTGCAAAGATGGTGCGAACTAAGGTTATTAATATGTCAGCATCGTTTGAGTTTAGTTTGCTTGGCGTAAAAGACGTCAAAGCAAAAATGAATAAGGTCAGCCAAACCGTTAATGATACTGGTACCCGCACTGCATTACGCAAAGCGGCTGGCATAGTAAAAAAAGCGGCTCAACAAAACGTACTCGCAGTTGATGACCCCAAAACGGGTCGACGTATCCGTGATAACGTCACCTTGCAGTTTGCCAGCAAACTTTATCGTCAAAAAGGGGTAATTATGTATCGTGTTGGTGTCGCCACTAATCGCGGCCGTATTCCTACTCCAAATACTGACCAAGGTGCTAAAGGTAATACTCCGCACTGGCACTTAGTTGAACTCGGTACCGAACGAGCTGCTGCTCAACCATTTATGCGCCCCGCTCTAGCTAACAATGTTAACCAAGTAACAGATAAGTTTATCAACGAGTTCAACAAAGAACTTGATAAGGCATTGTCATGAGTCTAGTGCCCATATTTTCAGTTTGCGCCGCAAGTGTAGCTGTCACACGATTATTAGGTACAAATCCTACTCGGCTGTATCCATTTGGACAAGCGCCACAAAATGTGGTCAAACCTTATGCGGTTTGGCAAGTCATTGGCGGTAGTCCTGAAAACTACGTATCAGGAAGACCAGATACGGACACGTTCAGTTTGCAAGTCGATGTATATGCCGAGTCAGGTTCATCAGCATCAAATGTGGGTGACGCAATACGAACAGCCATTGAATTAGATGCTTACACGACAAACTTTAACGGTGATAGTCGAGACGAACAAACAGGCCATTATCGCCATAGTTTTGATGTGGACTGGATAGTTAGCCGTTAATAAAATTAACTCTTTATTTACCCCAAGCCTCTGCAACCGCAGAGGCTTTTTTGTATCTGCCGCAAGGTTTATTGTTAGGAGCAAAACACATGAGTATGAAAACACAGGGCACCCAGCTCTACGCAATCGATCCGGAAGATGATTCGGTTTTAGTCATCACTGCTGTCACGAGTATCGACGGCATTGATAGTGCCGTTGATTCAATCGAAACCACCCCATTAGAAGCGTTGGCGCGTGAGTTTGTATCAGGCCTCAAATCGCCAGGTGCGGCAACGTTTGGTATTAACGTTGATCCAAAAAACCCTAGCCACTTACGTTTGCACCAATTAAAAACAGCGGGTACCACACTTAAATGGGCACTTGGTTGGTCTGATGCAGTCGGTACGCCGCCAACATTCTTAACCGATGATTTTGTATTACCACCAACCAGAACATGGATAACGTTCGAAGGCTTTATGACTGCTTACCCATTTGGCTTTACACAAAACGACGTTGTTAAATCAACGGTAGGCATTCAAGTTTCCGGTGACCCAATCTTGGTACCTAAAACATAAACTTATGCTAGATAGCCCATTGGTTACCCTTTGGGCATTTTTATACACCAAGGAAATACTATGAAATTAAGTGTTGCTAGCCTAATCCAATCTGGCTCATTTTCTCCCGTTAACCCTGAACAACGAGAAATATCGTGGTTTAACGATAAAGGCGAAACTGTCAGCGCTGTTATTTTTGTACGTAAAAAATCATTTTCTACGGCAAATATAGAAGCTAATCACTACAACACTGGTGTTGATTCGCTTACTTCACGCATTGTTTCAAGCATTGTTGATGAAGAGGGTACGCCTTTATTTAGTGTTGACGACATTATTGGTAATGCAGCTCATGGTCCTATTTGTGACTCGCTCGGTATGGCATTGATTGGCGCCATAAATGAAGTGAATGGGATAGGGCTCAAACCTGACCCAAAATCCTTACCGCCGACGACGAATTCTGGCACGAGATCGTCCTCGCCGGCGTTGGTGGAAGAACCGTTGAACACGCCAAGCAAAACCTAACCCACAAAGAAGTCGTCTATTGGATAGCGTATCGCGAAAAGTATGGTCCTTTAAGTGTTCAACTACGTCAAGAACGCATCGCTGCAGCTCAAATGCATCACATGAACACCATACATGGCGGTAAAGCTGAGTTATCCGTGTTCATGCTATTCAGCCAAGTAGAAGACCAGCAACCTCAAGATGCCAGCATTGACGATGTACTCGTCATGCTTCAAGCCAGTGCAATCAAAAAACCGTAATTAAAAATAATGCCAAGGATGGCACCAATAATGGAGCAAGTTAATGTCTAATCGGTCGTTAAGTACGCTAACGCTAAATATGATCGCTGAAACAGGCAGCTTCAATGCTGGAATGGATAAAGCTGAGCGGTCACTAGATAAAGTTGCTCGAGCAGCGGCCAAGCAGAAAAATGATTTAGTCCGATTAATGGGGCAGATAGATCCGCTTGTCGCAGAATACGCCAAGCTTGATAAAATGGAGCGGCAGCTTCAAAAACATCGAGAAGCAGGAACATTAGCCGGAAGTGAATATGACCTATATTCAAAACGTCTTTCACAAATGCGTAGCGAGCTTGGTAGAACAGGTGCTCAGCTTAATAAAACAGATATCCAGTTTAATAAAGCAGGCCTATCTGCCAAGCAAATGGCATTTGCAACGCGTGGCTTACCGGCACAATTTACCGACATCGCCGTATCGCTTCAAGGTGGTCAAAACCCGTTAACAGTATTTTTGCAACAAGGTGGCCAGTTAAAAGATATGTTTGGCGGTATAGGTCCAGCCGCCAAAGCCATGGGCAGTTACGTTGCAGGCATGGTAAACCCATTCACTATTGGTGCAGCTGCAGTAGCGGTATTAACCCTTGCTTATTATCAAGGAAGTATCGAAGCTGATCGACTTCGTAATGCTCTTATTCTTACTGGTAATTCAGCTGGCACAACCTCCGATCAACTAATGGATGCTGCCAAACGTATCGATGGTATTAGCGGTAGTCAGCGACAAGCTGCAGCAGCATTAGCTGAAGTGGCTAGCTCCGGTAAATTTACTGCCAATCAAATCGAGTTAGTTGGTTTAGCTGCCGTGCAAATGGAGAATGTAACGGGAAAAGCCGTTGCTGATACTGTTGCTGAGTTTGCTAAATTAGCCGATGACCCAGTAAAGGCTGTCGAAGAACTTAATAAAAAATATAACTTCCTAACTGCCGCGGTTTATGAACAGATCGTATCGCTTAAAGAATCAGGTAAATCAACAGAAGCAGCGGACCTGGCATTTAAGGCATACAGTGATGCAATCAATGACAGAACAACAGAAATCACCAGTAACTTAGGAAGCATTGAAAAAGCGTGGAAAGCCCTTAAAACTGGAGCGTCTATATCTTGGGATCAGATTCTTAATGTTGGCAGAATGGATACGCTTAAGGAAAAGCTAGCTGCAAATTCTAAAGAAATAAATGAGCTTATATCACTTGGTAAAGGATCCCGCGGTGAAGCCACTCGCCGCGAAAACCTACTTGCAAAATTGCAAGCAGAAGGTAATGAGCTAGTTAAGCAAATACAATCAGCTGAAAAAATAGCCGCAAGCCAAGCTGAACGAGCCAAGTTAACTAAGGAGTCCATTGAGGCTCAACGTGCTATTGCTAAAGTGGCCGACGATACATTAACCAATGAGCAAAAGCGCACTAAAGCAGTCGCTGAGTACCTGAGCAATATTGAAAAAGTTAGACAGGCCGATATTAATAGCGCCTTGCTCGATCCTGAAAAAATAAAACAAGACCTAGCTACTATTGATGAAAAGTTCAAAGACTCAGCGAAGAAAACCAAAGCATTCGCTGATGATGCCGCTGCGTCTTATCTTCTGCGGTTGCGTGAAACCCAAGCAAGTTTACAGGGGCAATTAGATTCAAACGTCAAACTCACTCAGTCACAAAAAGAATTGGTTAAGTTTGAGCAACAAATTGCTGATATCAAAAATAAAGATGTACTGACCGCCCAGCAAAAAAGTTTGCTTGCTGAGCAGTCGGCGATCCGCGCCCAGTTAGAAAAAAACGTTGCCATCGATGAGGAGCTAAAACTCCGCAATGAATCAATTCGTCTCCAAAGTTACAGTGCTCAACTCACTGCCAATATAGCCGCAGAACAACAACGTAATGCAGATAAACTTGCAGGTTTTGGCCTTGGTGACAAAGCTCAGCAACGCCTTGGCGATAGCCAAGGGATTGAGCGTGATGTAGAACGAGCTCAAGGTAAGGCATTATCAGATAACCTTGCTGGCAGAACCACCGACGAAGAATATCAGCAACAGCTCGCCATGCTAAAAGACAACCTTTCCGCGCGATTGGCGGTTCAAGATGAATACTATTCAGCACTCGATGCCAAACAGGCCGACTGGACTAATGGCGCCCGTTCATCAATGCAAAATTACATTGATGCCGCAGGCGACATGGCAGGACAAACTAAAACATTAATGGATGGTGCATTTGGAGGGATGACAGACGCGCTTACCGATTTTGTGACTACTGGTAAAGCAGATTTTGCCGGGCTGGCTAAATCAATATTGGCGGATATCGCAAAAATAGCGATGCAAAAAGCTGTTGCGGGTTTAGTCGGTAGCCTGTTCGGTGGTTATGCTGACGGCGGGGTTGTAGACGGAAAAGCGACAGGTTTCTCTTCTGGTGGTTACACCGGCGCTGGTGGCAAGTATCAACCAGCGGGGATTGTACATAAAGGTGAAGTGGTTTGGTCTCAGCGTGATGTTGCCCTCGCTGGTGGTGTTGCGACAGTAGAAGCAATGCGAAAAGGCCACACTGGTTATGCTGACGGTGGCGTTGTTGGCGGTTCAACTTTTAAGGGCATTCCTGCTGCAATGGCTGGTACTAGTGGTGTAAATGTTCAAATTAATATTGAAAAAAGCGGTAATACGACGACCACTTCAGATACGCCAACGTTAAATCAGTTTGGCTCAGAAATCGGTAAATTTGTTGAGCAAAAATATCGAGAGTTGCTAGCAAAAGACTTACGCCCCAACGGACAAATTGGTCGAAGTATGGCTGGAGGATACCGCTAATGGCTGCACAAGTGTTTACATGGACACCAGACAACGGTGCCACTGGCGAAGTCCAATATCGAACCAGAATGGTGCAGTTTGGTGATGGTTATACTCAGACTGTAGGGGATGGTATTAATAATAAAACTCAAAGTTGGCCATTGTTATTTACAAAAAACAAATCTGAATCTGAGGCCATAGTGGAATTTTTAGATAATCATCACGGTTCAAAATCATTTCAATGGCTACCACCTTTAGGTACAGCATCTTTATTCAAAGCAATACAGATAACCAATACACCTCTTGGTGGCGGTATGTACCGTATTACCGCCACCTTTGAACAAGCATTTCATCCTTAATCATTCTGCTACTGGAATTAATCATGGCATTCGAAACAATTAATCTTGGCACTCAACCAACAGGTACCGGTGGTGACACTGCACGTTCAGCATTTGAAAAGGTAAATCAAAACTTCATTACTGCAGAGGTGTTAGCTTCATCTATGTCGCAAGCTCAGTTTGAAGCTATTCGAGCGCAGAACAATGAAGAGTATGCGGCTAGTGGTTTTGTTCATTTTGGTAAGCATTACAATCTTAGCGCAGGTTTTATTGCTATTAATGAAGGGCTATGGACGGCAACGTCTGAAGCTAACATATTACGTATTGGCAGGTATTCTACTGACGGGGTTGGAGAATCTAAAGCGCAAAACCCGCACGTTAATATTGCAGGGGTTTTAACTGAATTATCCCATTTATCATATCCCGATAGTGTTACTAACAGAATAAAACTCCCTCAAGCCCCTGACGGCAAGACCACTTACAACAAGTCTACTGGTGCTAACACTGTCCACTCAACAACCACTGCAGCATTTAACGCAGCGGGAGCAGACCCTACTAACGTTGAGGTAGTTACAGACCGTGTTGATATGTGGGGCTTTGAATCATGGCTTGAAGAGGTTAGTTCAACTAATCCTTATATCTATCCTAATGGATTAATTCAATCACTAGCAACAACAATGGACGGCATAGCCACTAGCGCAAGTAATCGCCCTGATACTTACTACGCTTGGTTTGATGGTGACACAGGCAGCAAGGGTAAAGGCGTTAATTACTTCACACTTACTGATGCGCAAAAAAGAAAGATGTTAGCTAATCATAAGAACAAGCTTTATTTCTTAGATGATGGCCGCTTAGTTCAATGGCGTGTTCGTGGTCGTTCGTTTGCTGGTGCTGGTAATGGTGACTGGGGAAGGATTAACTCTGTAGGTGGAGGCCAGTCGTACTCTAAGATAATGGGGTTCACTTATGGTAACAGTGCTTCAACACTTGTATCAGCTCAAGGCGCTAAGAATTCAGTGGTTTCTGTTGGGGGTTATGTAGGTAATGAGATGTACACAACCTCCAACGCAACGGATAACCCTTTTAATAAGAAGCTTGGTGTTTTTGGTTTGGAAGGCCTAAGCGCTTCCGTTGCAATTAATGGTGAGTGCTATTTCCTAGTATGTGGAACAGTTAACCGGCTTAATCAAGGGGCTTATCATCCTAGCTTTAATCCTAGTGGGTCTAAATTTTGGATAAATACTGTAAGTGGTGGTGGCGCTTACTGGTATCTAGCTAATGCCGGAAATAATAACGTATCAACGGCATTGTGCTTTAATCAAGTTGAGGCTGGCACAACTAGCATTGTAGGTGCAAGAAAACAAAGCGGGTATATTGGTGATTCTTCAGCAAGGCCAGATGGTCGTTTATACGATGCTATCTACGCGAGTGGACAGGGTGGTGTTTGTCGTGATATGCGCTATTCAGCTAATCACACAACACTAGAAAAGTTTGCTGAAGCTGACTTGAAAGTTAAGAATGGTACTTATCTTGGATTTGAAAAAGGATTATTTACATTTGTTGATACAGGATCGAATAGATTAGTTAGCTGGTACAACACAACTTATTATCGTTGCGCTCTTTCTGCTGAAGAAGCAAGCATGATAGTTGGCAATGTTTTTTCTGTAGTTGGTGGTACGACGATATCGTCATACGTAGTTGCATCTATAAGTAGCAGGGGTGATGGCACTTACAACATAAATACTAATGGTACAATCATAACGAATTTTGGAGTTGTAGATTACGTTATTATATCTCTAAGTAAGTATTCTTCAGTAGGTGGCTTATTCATCCAGACCGATGTTATTGGTACCCCTGCAAATATACTTGCAACACCTGCTTTATCTAATGGATGGGAAGGTCGCTGGATCCCAGATCTTCCAGCGGGAGGTGGTAAGTCGCATTATGGCACCCGAAAAAACATTAACTTTGGGGGGTCGCCATTACTTACATCTAATAACAATGGGGCAACTTGGGATTCATTCCTTGCGGGAACGCAAGTGGCAAGTATTGCTAATGTATTAACTGGCAGTTATGCCACGACTGAGATACGAGTCTGCCAGTACCAAGCATTTGCTAAACAAACTGAAGCCACTACAAATGATAGTATTTATGGGCATTTAAATGGAATACTGGGTGTTTTTTCATCAAATTATTACACCACTGATACTGGGTGCCTTCTTTCTGAAAGCTTGATATCAAAGGTTCTTATATCAGGAGCTATCAAGCCAAACGTTGACTACTGCACATTGTTAAAACCAAATATACAAGCTAATAATAAGCTTTCTACTAGTGTAAGTTGGGGGGTTATCGGTCACTCACCGATAACGATAGCATCAGCTGCCCCAGACGCGCCAGCATTTAAGGCTCTAGGTTACTGCGTAAAATCAAACCAGCAAGCTTATGTTAACTATGCCGCCACTGAGTTAGTTTATAAGCCTTTGGCTTACACAGCTCTTACAGAAGAAGCCACAACGAAATCAGTTGGGGCTCTATACAAAATTTCAAATGGAAGATTTTCTGGGGTTCTAGTTCATTGGTTAGCTGGCGCAACCGCACCGCTAAGCTCGTCAGGCTGGCGCATAGTTAATGGTGATTTCATGTTTGACAGTGAATTAATTATCTATGGAAAAGTTTACAATAATGGGTGGGGTGATGATTCTCAAATCCACATTGTAGATGGTGAGAATACGTTAACCGACTTAAACGGTAAGACTGTCAAAGTTGTTACTCACAAACTAAAAGAGCCAATCGGCTGGATTAAAAATACTATCTAATGGAGATTAGGGGAGCAATCCCCTTTTAACTTTATGTATGAATCACTAGAAGATATACCCGTTGAAATTCGCGAATTTTATGAATTGGTAGAAAATACGGTTTCCTTAATCGAGCGTGACAAGGTTTTATTTGATGATGTAATGCAGTCGTTTAGCTTGCGCCATTCACGCGATGTAATCGATGCTGCTTTACGCAAGGCTATCGAATGGGATTATTTTGTTGTTAACCATAATGGTTATTTGGCTTGGGTTAATAATCTTGCTTTATGGGAGCAAAAACAACTTGATAATAAAGACAATGAAGATTATCAACCAACAACTGCACCGGTAAGGCTTGTCATCGATATCGAAAGCTATCGCAAGTATTACCGGGTGATCATTGCCCCTATTAGCAACATAGAAAACTCGTTAGCTACTTTTGTTGATACTATTGATGATGATTTGTTTATCATTAACAGAGTGCATGATACTGAGCCAAAGCCTAAAGATGATATTGATAGAATCAAAAAGCTAGAAGGCGTTGAGTTTAATGGTGTGAAGTGTTCTGCAACGAAAGAAGATATGTGGGGGCTGTCAAGTGTAGAGGCATTGGTACGAAGTGGAACACCGATTAACTTTAACTTTGACAGCGGAGAAACATTATTGCTTACTCCTGCAAACATCGATGAGTTTCAAGCTGTATGGGTTCCATTTAGAATGAGTTTTTTTACTGCAACCAGCCAAATTTAATAAATAAACAACTATTAGATAACGGCCAGAGCCAAAAGCTCTGGCCGTTTTTGTTTTAGTTCCCAGATAAAATTTAAGGGGCAGTTAATGCTTAGCGCGGACATTCAAACGTTAGAACCAGGTAGTGAAGTTATTCTTTATGAAATAGACGGTACCGCTTTTGGTGCTGATATCCTGAGATTTCATTCACACACTATTCCATATAGTCAGACAGATATGTTACAACCAGATTTACCCGCACGAATAATTTGGTGGCAAGGTGAAGAATATAGCGCCTGGCCTACACAGCTAGAAGGACTAGAAGTTAATTCGGATGGCTCACCAAGTACTCCAATGCTGACGGTCGCTAACGTAGACGGGAGTATTAGTGCTATGTGCTTGTATTTTCAAAATATGGAGCAAGCCAAGGTGACTATTCACAGAACTCTGTCAAAGTATCTTGATGATGCCAATTTTCAAATTGGTAACGTGGACGCGGATCCAACTCAAGAAGCAATAGAAATTTGGTACATTGATAAAAAAGTAAACGAAGATAACGAAACCATATCGTTTGAATTATCAAACCCAGCAGATCTTTCAGGATACAAAATTGGGCGGCAAATGACCGCTTATTGTTTCTGGTGCCAAAGAGGTGAATACCGTGGTGCCGATTGTAGTTATACCGGTGCAGCTATGTTTACCGATGAAGATTTACCAACTGATAATCCTGCTCTAGATCAGTGTTCTGGCACCATCGCCGGTTGCACTAAACGCTTTGGCGAAAACGAAGAGCTACCCCACGGCGGTTTCCCAAGTGTTCGCCTTATCCGTTAAACATAAGCGACAACCATTATCCTGACACAAAAAATGGTTTATCGAAGTAGGTTATTATGCATCCAATACTATTACATGCATTTAAGCAGCATACAATCAGCTGCTATCCAAATGAGGCATGTGGATTAATCATCAACATGGGCAATAAAGCTCACTACATAGCATGCAATAATGTGGCTATAAACAAAGTAGATGAGTTTGAAATATCCGCCCAAGAGTACGCTTCCGCTGAAGATCAAGGTGATATCATCGGTGTTTGTCATAGCCATCCAGATGCAACAAGTAAACCTAGCCAACGCGATATAGCCATGTGTGAAGCGAGCTTACTTCCTTGGCATATATTGAGTTGGCCAGAAGGCGATTTGCGTTCAATAGTGCCAACAGGTGAAGTCACTCCGTTAGTTGGTAGGCCTTTTGTCCACGGAGTATGGGATTGCTACAGCTGCGTTCGCGACTGGTATAAAGAAATCAAACATATCATATTGCCAGACTTTGAGCGTAAAGACGGATGGTGGGAGGGTGAGGAAGAACTCTATTTAGATAATTTTACCAAAGCTGGCTTTATCCAGGTGCATGATCAGTTACAAATTGGTGATGGCATTTTAATGCAAATACAAAGTAAGCGTGTGAATCATGCCGCTGTGTATGTGGGTGATGGAAAAGTTTTACACCATTTATACGGACGCTTAAGTCGTCATGATTTTTATGGTGGCTATTGGCAGCGTAATACTCGAATGATTGTGAGGTATGTAGGCGATAAAGATTAAAATCTTTATCGTTTGTTAGGTCGTTAGCTCATTAGCATGATGGGAAACCAATCATGATTTCTTAAGCCTCACAGCTGGAAAATTAAAATATATCAATAACTAATAAAACCACCGAAAGGTGGTTTTTTTTATCAAAAGTCCGAGAGTAATTATGAGCACTAAATTCACTACGATTAAATTATCTGGCTCATTGGCCAAGAGGTTTGGCCGCGAACATAAGCGGTTGCTCGAAACTGGTGCAACATCAGAAGCCTTTAGTGCCATAAAAAATACGCTTCAAGGGTTTGAATCATTTATCAAAGAGCAGGCAAAGTTAGGTTTGCGTTATGCCATTTTTCGAAATGGTAAAAATGTTGGACAAGATGAATTCGATTTATCTGGATCGCGCGAAATTCGAATTGTGCCTGTTTTGGGCGGCAGTAAACGTGGCGGTATCTTGCAAACGATTGTAGGTGCAGTATTAATTGTCGCAGGTTCTTTTTTATCATTAACGCCTTTTGGCGCGCCACTAATAGCAGCAGGTATTAGTATGGTGGCTGGTGGCGTTATACAAATGCTCAGTCCTCAGGCTAAAGGGTTGAAAGGGCGAGAGGCTAGTGACAACGCCCCTAGTTATGCCTTTGGTGGTGCCGTTAATACTACCGCAGCGGGTAACCCTGTTGGTATTGGTTATGGCAAGCGTCGGATTGGTGGCGCCATTATTAGCGCTGGTATTTATGCTGAAGACATCGCAGTTTCAAAGCGCCCAGTGCAAACCAGTGGTAGCAGTGGCGGCAGTAACGGACAACAGGAGCCGTAAATAATATGGGCATACCAGCAATAACAGAACGTCAATTTACTATTAATGGCGCTAAAGGTGGAGAGTCCGATCAACGTACTCCAGTAGAATCCCCCGATGATTTACGTTCTATCGCTAAAGCTAAAATATTACTCGCAATTGGTGAAGGCGAATTTGATGGACAGTTATCGGGTCAAAATGTGTTTCTTGATGGCACACCCTTGCTAGATGCTAATGATATAGAAAACTTCCCGGGTGTTATTTGGGACTTCCGCCCAGGCACTGTGCATCAAACTTATATTCCAGGGTTGCCATCTGTTGAAAATGAAGTTGCCTTAGGTATTGAGTTAAAATCAGATCAGTCTTATACCCGCGCCATTACTAACTCATTACTTTCTGCTGTGCGAGTGCGCTTTCGTTGGCCTGCATTACAAAAGCAACTTGATAATGGTGATGTGACTGGGTATCGCATTACTTATGCAATAGACATTTCGACTGATGACGGCAGTTATCAAACAGTGCTAAATACTGCTGTTGATGGAAAAACTACACAAGCTTATGAAAGAAGCCATCGTATTGACTTGCCTGTGGGTAATAGTTGGCAGATTCGTCTACGCCGGTTAACTGCCAATCAAAATAATAATCGCGTTGCTGATACTATGCAGATTTCTGCGATCACGGATGTTATTGATCGTAAGCTTAAGTACCCTAATACAGCTTTACTTTATGTTGAGTTTGACGCCAGCCAATTCCAGAATATTCCAGTGGTGTCGTGCGAACCTAATATGCGCAAGGTAAAAGTGCCGACAAATTATAACCCACCGACTAGAACTTACTCTGGTGTGTGGGATGGGTCATTTAAAGTTGAGTGGACAGATAACCCTGCATGGGTGAGTTACGACATTATACTGGATGATCGCTTTGGTACAGGTAGAAGAATAACTGCAGCGCTGGTGGATAAGTGGGAGCTTTACAATATCGCTCAATATTGCGATCAGTTGGTACCCGATGGCAAAGGAGGCACAGAGCCTCGCTATATCTGTAATATTTATATTCAACAAGCGACAGGAGCATGGCAGGTATTACGTGATTTGGCATCGATTTACCGCGGGATGACCTATTGGTCTAATGGGCAGATGTATTCTGTTGCAGATATGCCGCGAGATATGGATTTTACCTACAATAATGCCAATGTTATTGATGGTAAGTTTAGCTATTCATCAAGCAGTGAAAAAGTAAAATATACCCGTGCATTAATTAGTTGGGATAACCCTGATAATGCCTTCGAATCTGATGTCACCTCAGTATCAGATCAAGCACTGCAACGCCGCTATGGTGATAACGTTGTTGAATTATCAGCATTAGGTTGCACCCGTGAATCAGAAGCGCAGCGCCGCGGTAAGTGGGCTATTTATACTAATAACAATGACCGGGCAGTAAACTTTAAAGTAGGAATGGACGGTAATATTCCGTTGCCTGGTTTTGTAATCGGGGTTGCCGATCAGCTTATTGCTGGAAGCCGTATTGGAGGCCGAATATCGGCAGTAAGTGGAAAAGAGATTACGTTAGACCGTGCTGCAAATATTGCTGTTAACGATAGGCTTATTATTAACCTGCCAGCGGGAAAAGCTCAGGCAAGAACGATTGAATCGGTTAATGGGCGCATCGTAACAGTCTCTACTGAATACAGTGAAACGCCATTGCCTCAACTTTTGTGGTCTGTTGAGTCTGACGATCTCAAGTTGCAACAATTTAGAGTGCTACGCGTGGGCAAAGCCAACAGCGATAGTATTGAATATGAGATCACGGCTGTTGAGCATAACCCTAGTAAATATCCTTACATCGATACCGGGGCAAGATTAGAAGAAAGGCCAATCAGTAAGCTACCCGTTGGAGCACAAGAAGCACCTGCAAGCGTTACCATTTCTCAGTCAGTTTTTACTGAGCAAACGCTTGCTGTCACTACTATGACAATTCAATGGGAGTCTGCCAAAAATGCTGTGGCTTATGATGTTGAATGGCGAAAAGACAGTGGTGAATGGATAAAGTTACCAAAAACGAGCAGTACATCTATTGATATTCGCGGGGTTTACACTGGACAGTATATTGCTCTAGTCCGCGCGATCAATTCAGTTGATGTCTCGTCGGTACCAAAGTCATCCGTGCTAACTAACATTACAGGTAAAGTGGGGTTGCCCCCTGCAGTTGCATCTTTTGAAGCTATGCCTTTGGTTTTTGGTATTAGTCTTAACTGGTTATTTCCTGCAGGTGCAGAAGATACGCTTAGAACCGAGCTTGAATACGGGCCCAATAACAGCGACATCGGTATGATCAAGCTCGGTGATTTTGCATACCCAATTGCTACTCATACAATGACAGGCTTAAGTGCTGGTTCTAGCTTTTGGTTCAGGGCTCGCTTGGTTGATCGCTCTGGTAATGTAGGTCCATGGTCAAATTTTGTCAGCGGCAAATCATCAACAGATCAAACAGAATATGATGATTACTTTAGCAAACGGATAACTTCATCAGCATTGGGTCAAGAACTACTAAGTGAAATAGAGCTCATCCCTATCATAAAGATTGAATCTGACAAAATACCAGATATTGAAACGTCGCTAGTTCAAACACAGTCACAAATATCACAAATGCAGGCAGAAATAGCCGATATAAGTGGCGCGGGAGAATGGGATAATACAGCCTCATATTTATCTGGGCAGTTAGTTAAATATCAGGGTAAGTTATATTCAGCAAAACAAACCGTACCAGCAGGAACGCTGCCAACCAACACAACATACTGGACGAAAATTGGTGAGTATTCTTCGCTCGGTGAAGCTGTATCTGCTTTAACTGTGCGTCTTGATACTGTAGAAACGTCAATTGATACCATAGACGATCAACTCGTTTCGCAAGCGGCTAGAGTGGCTGGTATTTTTGCTCAAGTTAATCCGCCTCTTTCTGGTGATATGAGTTGGGGTGCTGGAACCACAGAAGTATTTGCTGGGGTTTGGTCAGAGCAATATGCTCGCGCTTCTGCAGATGAAGCGTTAGCTACTAGTATTGATTTTGTTTCAGCGACGTTAGCTAACAATCAAGCGGCAATTACGATCGAAAAAAACGCACGAGTAACGGCTGATGAATCACTGGCAAGTCAAATATCGACAGTCTTTACCATAACTAACCAAAATGCTGCGTTAATAAAAAATGAGCAAACCGCTCGAGCGAATGCGGATAGTGCTTTAGCGCAAAACATCACAACAGTACAAGCTAGCGCAAATGCTGCTAATGGTGCAGCAAGTACCGCTCAAGACACTGCAAATGCAGCCAATACTAAAGCGACTCAAAATGCTGCCGCAATTCAAACGGAGCAAACCGCTCGAGCGAATGCGGATAGTGCCTTAGGTCAACGAGTGGATACCGTCCAAGCGTCAGCAGGTAGTAATGCATCTGCTGTTCAGCAAACTTCGACCGCGCTAGCTCAGTTAGATGGAAAATTGCAAGCCATGTACTCAGTTAAAGTAGGCGTTACAGCCGATGGTAAATACTATGGTGCAGGTATGGCGATCGGTGTAGAGAACTCACCAGTAGGTATGCAATCACAGGTTTTATTTACAGCAGATAGATTTGCCATAATTAATAAAGTTTCTGGGGCGTCAACTGTTACAACTCCATTTGTTGTAGAAAATGGTCAAGTTTTTATGAATTCAGCCTTTATTGGAGAGTTACAAAATAAAACACTGATCCAACGTGAGGGAGGGTACTTATCAGTTTATGGACCAGGCTTTGGTGCCAATAATGAGTTTATCGATTGGTTTGGTCCAGATGTTGGCAATATAGCAAACTGCACTAAATCAAATGCTATAACTTATCGTACTAAATTTGGTGATGCATATTTTGGCGGTTCGCTCAGTGCTGGAGTTTTGAAAAATGGAGTGTCTACCTCAGATAAAAATATTTATACCGTTGGACTATACCCCGTAGAAATTGGCCCATTTGGCACAAATAATAAAAGTAAAAATATTGTTATTTCGTATTCACTGGAAGCAACTAGCTCAAAATCATCACCTGGCACAATGGTACAGCCTAGCGTTGGGTGGAGGTTACAAAGAAAGGTTGGTTCTGGATCTTGGGTAACTATAACTAATGGTACTTTTAATGGGACCACTACTAGTCGTTTAAACTCAGAAACTAGTAGATATGATGTTACTGAGATTTGTTCAGGTTCATCAACATTTGCAGATGGGTATTCATCAAGCAGTGATTTTAGCTACCGAGTCGAAATTACTTCTGCTTCAAGATACCACGTACCTCAAAATGTTATCAGCCAAGTATTTTCAATAATATCGACAGAGCAATAACTTAATCAATTAACCGGCCTGAATATTTCAGGCCTTTTTTATATCTAAGGAAAATTATGTTTGCCACATTACCTACAAAAATATTGAAAGGTTTTGGGTATGAAAGCAATAAATTGAAAAATAGTAAATTCAGTTGTATCGCTATTTTGCTGTTGTTAAAGGTTCAGCGTATAATATTCGCAAAATTATCATTTATAGCGCTTCTTTTAATCAAAACCAAAAAGAAGAAAACTAAGTCACTTTTATTATTGTGTACAAGTATGCGTACAAATAATCAGATTAAGAAGTAGTACCAAGTAAAATGTCTAATGAAATCAATAGAAGGCGAACTTTTGCCATCATTTCGCACCCCGATGCGGGTAAAACCACCATCACCGAAAAAGTGCTTTTATTCGGAAATGCCTTACAAAAGGCTGGCACGGTAAAAGGCAAAAAGTCTGGTCAACATGCTAAA